GGCGTCCCGCCAGTGATGGGTATTGTCGGCCCCGCTAACCGGATGGAGCCGGGGTCCACGGACAGCGTGAATCCCCCGGATGCGTGGACCTGGCATCCCGACACGACGCCGATGCCATCAATGCCGTCGGCGAGGGCTGCGAGGTCCGTCGAGTCAGGGACCGCCTGGCCCTGGTAGGTCGGTGGGTTCTCCGCGTTCGGAAGCGTGAACATCAGATGAAGTAATCGAGGTGCAAGTGGATAGCGGCGTTGGTCGTCCAGAAGTTAGCGGTGGACGGGCCGTTGCTTGCGACGATATTGCCGTAGGTGCCGTTTCCGGTCGGGCCGGAACTAAAGTACAGGTAGACCGTGCTGCTGGATGCGGTCACGGCGATCACTGCGTACTGCGGGAAGTCGGTGATCCCCGAGTAGATGAAGCCAGAACCCAGGTCGGTCAGGTTGGAGGCCCCCTGGTTGACCGGGCAAGATATGGAATAGAAACCGCTGCCCGCGGACTGGCCCGTGCCCGCCCAAGTGACATCAGCCCACGCGTTGCAACGGCCCCCCACGTCGACAATGAAGCGCCCGGTGATCGTCCCGGTCAACCCGAGGTTCGGGGCACCGCCGATCGTCGGGGTGTAGGTGAAGCTCTGAGGGTAACCCTGGGGGTTGCCCATGTACGAGTAGGAGTTGGCGGTGATGGTGCCCGAGGTCCCGGGCAGGGTGTTCCCGATGATGGTGACGGTTGTGTTCGGGGACGAGTAGGAGCTTGCGATGACCACGCCGTAGTACACGGTCGAGGACACGGTGAACTGGACGCGGGTGCCCTTGGAATAGGTCCCGGTGAGGTTGCCAGGGACCGTGAAGGTCAGGGTCTCCGTGCCGCCGGACGCAGCGTAGGTCCCGTAGGTCCATGTCGTAGCGTCCGACACCCACCCGGTGAGCAACTGACCGTAGGCGGCGGAATCGCCACTGGCCGATCCGTTGGCTAGCCCCGTGAACTTGTGACTGTTCATGGGGACCGAGGCCGCGGGAGGGTGATCGGTGGCGATCACGTCCAGAGTGCCCGTCGCGATGGTGGTGGCTCCCCCCGTAGTGGTGACCACGATAGAGGTGTCCGCCGCAGTGGGGGGAGCGGCAGGGGCAACGGGGACCGACTTGTCCGTAATGCAACCCGTGGCGAGCGAGGTGGCGCCCCCGACGTAGTAGAGCTCGGCGATGGCCACGGAACCGGATGGAATGGCGGGCTTCACCGGAGCCGAGACACCCGACGCCTGAGTCCAGTTGGCCACCCCGCAGGGGGTTCCCTGGACGACCGACAGGACGGGGGGCGATGCGCCGGTCAGGACAACGAGGTCCCGGCGGTCATGCGAAGTGGGGGTGCCGTAGATGGACGAGACATAGTTGCTCGTCCCCGCATAGCTGTACTCCACTCCGCCGTAGAGGATCGTGCAGGCAGCCACGTCGATCCCGCAGGTGGACCCGGCCGAGTGCAGGGTGACGATGCCCGTGGTGGGGGTGACGATGCCCGTCTGGAGTAGTCCAGCGACCACCGCGGCGATGTCGGTCGCATCGAGGTACTCCTGCCCGGGGTAGGTGCTGGAGCCCTGGAGAGTCGGGGTGACGAAGCCCATCAGTCGAGGGTGGTGAACAGGGAGCCGAGTGGGACGTTCGGCGTGACGCCGATGTTGGTGCCGATCAGGGTCACGGCGGAGAACAGGCCCCACCACCGCAGGTTCCCCGTGCCCGGGGTTGCGGCGTCGAAGCCGCCGCCGCCGACCAGCTGCCCCCAGGAGGCGCTCACGGCGGGGAAGTTGGCGACGACGTTCGTGGAGACCGTGGCGAGCGGCCCGGTGGCAGTGGGAGTGGGCCAGGTGCTCGTGTTGTTAGGAAGGCCGGAGGTGTTGCGGGTGTACCCGGTGCCGCCCGAGGTCGGGGGTTCCAGGTTCGCGTAGTTCGTGCCCACCGCGAGGTAGGACGATGCCTCAGTCCAGGTGACCCCGCCATCAGTGACGGACCCGCCGGCCGTCTGCGGCCACGTCGGCTCGGTCGTCCCGGTCGTTCCGGTCGTGATGGCCGAGCAGTAGAACAGGCGCCCTTGGGAGGTGAGGTTCGCGTTCCCGTTCGGGGCGGGGAAGTTGGTCGGGACGATCCAGGTCACGGGGGAAGCGGTGATGCCCGAGGTGCTGGCCGTCCAGGTGGCCGCCCGGAACAGGCCGAGGTAGTGCGTGCTCGGAATCGTCGGCGTGGTCTTGCCGAACTCGAGGCCCAGCAGGGCTTCCTCGACTGGTGCGGTGAGGGGCATGGCTCAGTCCTTCGGTTCGTGGATGTCGAGGGCCCAGGCCAGATGAGCCGGGGTGATCGCGTAGGGAGAGCGGTCGGGGATGTAGCCCAGGCGCTCCATGTACCGGGCGGTCTGCGTGGAACAGACCATGCGGTTGCCCGCTCCGAGGCCCAGTTCGATCCCGGTCAAGGCGTTCACGGCGTCGGCGACGATGGACAGGTAGCCGTACCCGGAACCCAGGGTGGCCGTCAGGAAGTCGATCCCGGCGTCGTACTGCTCCTGCACCGCCGAGAACCGCGTGACGGTGTAGGACTCGCTGACCATGTTGGCCAAGGAAGCCAGGGCGGACCCGTTGCCCCCCTCCTGGATGATCTGTGCGTTGGGGCCGCCCGTGAGGACGACCGCAGCGTGGTTGGTCCAACAGAAGGGAGTCGGGACCCGGATGCGCTCAAAGGCACGGATGGCCTTGGCGACGAGGTTGGAGTGCCGCACGAGGACCACGTCGCCCACCTCCGCGTCGAGACACACCTGCCCGCTCTCGAAAGAGCGAGTGGTGTGCTCGGGGGCCGTGGCCTTGGAAGCCTTGGTCACGCGGACGATGGTCGACGTGGTCACGGTCAGGCTGCGGGGACCGGGTTGCCTGCGGGATCGACGGCGGGGACGGCGGCCGGGGCCACGGCGGGGGCCGGGTCCTGCGCGGCCAGGGCGGCGGTCTGCGCCGTGATCGTGGCGGTCTGTGCCTCCACGGTGGCGGCGTCGGCGGCGTCGGTGTCGCTGGCGGTCAGGGTGCTGATGACGGTGCCATTGGCCGCGACCTGCGCGGTCAGGGCGTCGATGGCGGTGGCCTGCGCGGCCAGGGCCGCCTCGGTGAGTGCTCCCATGATTTCTACCTGCTCCTTGAGTTGGTGGATTGCTTCGATGACGGATTGACGCATCAGGACCCCTTGATCCGCTGCCAAAGCAGCTTGAGTGTGAACTTCTCCATGCGGTCCTTCGGGAGAATGACGGACACCTTCCCAACGGCAGCGTTGGAGGTGAAGAACGATGTGGCGCCGCACGCCGCGGTGATGGTCAAGAACTGCCAGCTGCCCAGGCCGTAGTGGTAGACGGCGAAGGCGGACACGCCCGCCCCGTACCGGCTCACGAAATCGCCCAAGCCGTCGAACAGCCCGGGGAACACCCGCAGTGCGCGGGACTCGGCGATGGTCAGCCCGGAGCCGAAGACATCCTGGAAGAACATGAAGATGCAGACGGCGACGATTGCTCCGACCAGTTCCCAGGTCATCGGTGATCCTCATGGATCGGGTGCAGGTCGAGCTTCTCGTCGGGCCATTGGATGTGCTTCCGACAGAGCTTGTGGCCGTTCTTGGTGACGTGGCGATGGGGGCGCCAGCACCCCTTGTGGCCGCAGTTGATGTGCCGGGCGCCGGCGATGACGGCGGCGATGAGCGTGACTTCACCCAGGTCAGAGCCAAAGCCCGAGAAGAACCCGTAGTAGGGGCCGGACTCGTTGTAGGTCCCCGTGTGGATGAAGAACCAGTGGATCACGCTGCGGCGACCTTCTTCGGGGCGGCGCGCTTGCGGGCGGCGGTCTTTTTGGCCGGAGCAGCATCGGGGGCGAGCACCTTGAGTGCCTCATGGATCGCGTCCCAGCGAACCTCGTCGTCCCTGACATGCGCGGTCAGGGCAGCGCCGTTGTCGATCGACTGCTGCTCGGCCCGCTCGCAGATGTCCAGGAGGCTGCCGTGGCCGTTGCCCTTGACGATGTCAACGATGCCCGGCTCGGTCCGCTCCCCTTCCTTGAAGCCGAACAGCGCCTCGTGGACGCGGCGCTGGCCACTGAGCATCTTGACGCCGATGCCAGCGATGGCGGCGAGGGACACGACGACGAGACCGCCGATGACGTTCCCCTCGACGGAACTTGCGAGGTCAGTCGCGAGCATCAGAAGGTCCCGTTGCGGTTGATGTGGTAGCGGTTGTAGATGCCCCACGACCCCTTGCCGGCCGCCGGCTGGGTGAAGTAGGTGTAGCCCCACGTCCCGTCCATGTCCTTCTCGAACATGACGCCCACGCAGGGGTCCGCGCTCCACGACTCGGACCATCCGGCCTTCCAGTCGGGGTGCTCGGGCAGCGTGACGATCTTGAGGCCGCCGGCCAGGACGGAGGCGTCGGCATAGAAGTTGCCGTCGCGGTCGGTGCCGATGAGGCCCCCGGTGACTGGGTCGCGGTCGAACATGCGGGGCTCTCCTTGGAAGACGGGTGCAGCGGGCGGTGGGACGGGGATGGCCAGGGCTCGGGCGCGGGCGATGACGCCGGGCAACTGGGCGAGGCGCAGAGGACCCGGGCAGGGATGGTCACCCCATGCCGGATCGGGCGTGCCATCGGGGTTGCAGTGGGAAGTGACGCCCGGAGTGCCGTGGGCGACTGGGCCGTTGAGGGGGAAGGCGTGGACTTCGGAGGCCCAGGCGGCGATCTGAGCGAGGGATTCGGCTTGCGCCGCCGACAGGGGTGTGGTGGCCTGCCCGGAGGTCTCCACGGCGATGTAGGCGGTGGGGGGGAAGTTCCCCGCCTCCTGGGCATAGCAGTCGTCGTCGGTGTCGAGGAGTTGGACGATCGTGCCGTCCGGGTCCACATCGCGGGGGCCGGCCACGACGAAGTGGGCAGACAGCTGGGCGCCGGGTCCATGGAACTCGCCCTCGGCAGACGACTCGGACCCTACGATAACGTGCGCGACCAAGCCGATCTTCGGGCTGGGCCCCGCGGCGAAGTTGCTGCTCGGGAGGGGTCCGCGCCAGATAGCCTTGGGGAATCTAGCCATGGGCGGTCACACGCTGAGGGTAGGAGGGGCACCCCCCGTGAACCCGACACTTTCGCTAGACGACCTCGCCGGCGACGAGGTACTGATTCCTGATGATGTGGACGTACACCCGGTCCCCGCTCGTCGGCGTGTACGAGGAGTCCCGGTGGGCCGGGCCCGGGGTTTGCGATCCGTCGATGAGCACAGTGAGCGGCGAGGTGGTGACGACGGTGCCGTACTCCACCCGTCCCATGAGGGCGACGTGCTGCCTGATCTGATCGTCAATAGCCCGTGCGAACCGCTTGACCTCGAGGCCGTCTGCTGCCGTCATGCTTCCGCCTCGGTGGTCCCGAAGGCGTCTGCGAAGTAGCTCCAAATCTGGCCGCCGTTCCAGATGGAGCCGCCGCCGCCGCCCACGAACAGGCCGTCCCTGACGACCCGATGCAACCCGAGGATGCTTCCGAGACCCCCAGCCCCGAACCCACCGCCGAGGAGGCCACTGCCTCCCGAGGAGGTGCTGGACCCGTAGGTGCCGTAGGTGGAGTAGGTGTAGGGGCTGCTGGCATAGGTCGCGCCACCCGAGGACAGCGGTGTGGCATCGGCGAAGGCGTCCAGCGAGGCGCCGGTGTTGTAGATGAGGTCGGTGATGGGGGTGCCGAGGGGGACCACGGTGATGTTGTCGAGGACCGAATAGTCGAGGCTGATCGTCGCCTGCTGGAGGATGAAGGTTCCGGTGACCTGGGTCTGAGCGTTGTCGACGTACACGAGGTCGAATGCGTCCAGCATGGGGATCGGGAGCACGTCCATGGCCACGGTGATCGTCAGGCCGAGCACCTGGGGCAACATGGCCTTGGCCATCGCCGCGGCATCCCCGCTGTCGGTCACGGCGCTGGTGGATACGGGCGGCGATGGGCGGTAGCCGTAGGGCCCGAGAGCGTAGGTGGGACTCGACGGGTCCATGTCATAGGCCGCGCCGCTGACCGGGAGGTTCGTGGTCGGGTTGGTCCCGATGACGATGACCCCGTTGTACCCGGGGCTGTTGGAATAGGCCGCCGTGATCGAGTTGGCCAGCATCCCCGGACCGTCCTGGATGCTGATGGCAGTCGGGGCGCCGGCGGCCGATGGGGTAGGCCGAACGACGAGGATGCCGTTCACGTCGAAGTAGGCCACCATCCCGGCTGCCTGGGCGATCTGACAGATGGCTGCCCACGGGTCCGAGCCGGGTGCGAAGGTCTGTTGGGCGATCACGAGGTCGGAGGGGGCGATGTTGGACTGCACGGTCGGAGCCTGGGACGCGAGGATTTGGTAGATGGCCTGGGGAGCCGTGAAACCGAGGGCGGTGGTGAACGAGTCGGTAAACAGATTGAGGCTGATCGGCAGGGAGCGGTCGGTGCCGGTGATGGTGAGCACTGGCCCGGCGGCCACGTTCCCGCCTGCGCCCGTCGCCACATCGCATTCGGTGATCCCGAAGATGCCCTGGCTCCAGGTAGTCGGGAGTCCGTCGACCATGAAGCCCTTGACGATCTGCACCTCGATCCCGGTGGGATCGAATAGCCCGGTCCCCGAGCTCCCCGGCATGAGGACCCCGTTCGTGTCGAGGCACTGGAAAGAACAGGTCCGCATGTTCTCCGCGGTCGTGTCCAGGGTGATCGTCCCCCCTGGCATGAGGTCGCCTAGGACACCGAAGGGCTCCCCATTGGCCAAGACGATGACCTGTCCGACGACCGGGACCGAGTATTCCCCGGTCCCGTTGGAGGCGTCCCAGGTCACGGCGCGGCGACGGCCTGGGCGGTCAGGGTGACGTTGCGGACCACCTTGGCGGCATCCAGGTAGCGCAGCGAGGGCAGGTTCGTGGAGTCGTTCTTCGTGTCCCCGAGGCGGACATACCACTGGCCGGCGGGGTAGGGCCCCTGGAGCAGGAGAACGTGCTGGGTCGCACGCATGGCCTCGAACGCCTGGTAGTCGGCGTCCCCGATGAAGACGAGCTTGCAAGTGATCTGCGGAAGGCCGAAGGTATCGGACAGGACCACCGGGTCGATCCGGCCGAGCACCGGGACGACCTGCTGACGGTCGGTGGAAATGGTGTCGAATGTCCCAGGTGCCAGACTCAGGGCCACGGCGGTCTGCGTCTGCGGGTCCTTGAGCCACCACACGAGGACGGCCGGCGAGGTGGCGGGCAGCTGAATCCAGGTAGAGGCCACCGTGTTCCCCGAGACCACCGCGTACACGAGGGTCCGGTAGATGCGGGTGAAGCCGGGGGGGACCTCGAAGTCCGTCACGGCGAACCGCTGGGTCGTGTAGGGCAGGGCGCCGGACCCGTTGCGGACGTTGGCCCACGTCGATCCCTGGTTGTCCGAGAACTGGATGATGGCCGTGCATTGGCCCTGAAGGCTCCCGGTCTCAGCGCCGGTGACGGCCAGGTTGACCACCGGGGCGCCTGTGGCCGTGTCGTAGCCGCCCTGGACATTGAGGGTGGGCTGCTGCGGGGCGGTGAAGTAGGTCGTGAACGCCGAATAGGCCCACGCCGACTGAGTGGCGCCGGTTTCGGTGACCTGGACGTAGGCCCGATAAAGCGTCCCGTCCGGCAGGTAGTTCGTGCAGGTGCAGGACGTGACCACTGCCGAGGGAACCTGGCCGCTGTCGAACATGGATGGCCCGTAGCCGGGGTTGAAGCCGCTCGCGCTGTACTGGCTGGCCGAATAGATGACCACCCGGTAGGAGGTCTGGACCGGGGTGATGGTAGAAGCACTGGAGGCGGCGAAGGAGGCGGTGACCTCCCAAGCCATCGACCCGTCGCTGAAGGCCGTGCCCGGGGTGGTGCTCCATGAGGCCGTGACCGTGGAGGAGGCAGTGGCCGAGGTGGTCCCCGCGATGATGCAGCTGTAGGTGCTGCCATTGGCGACCGAGGGAAGCACCTCTTGGCCTACGGTATAGGCCGTGGATGGTGCCCGGATCGACAGGGGCATCGACGGGTTGGGCAGCCCGGGGGTCCAGGTGACCGTGGGGAGCGCGGTGGTCACGGTGCCACCCGGGGCGGTGACGGTGACACTGGGGGCGGCGAGGGCGGTCGCGGTGATGTCTGCGCCGAAGGGTCCGGTCCCGTTGGCATCGCTGGTGGCGACGGACAGGTTGTAGACGACCCCGTCCTGGAAGGCGCCTGCGGGCATTGCCACATCGCTGACGGTGGCCGAGTTACTGACGCTGCCCGACTGCCACGCGCTGATCGAGGCGTTCCAGAATACATAGCTCGCAGCCCCGGCGATCTTGGCTCGGAGGATGTAGGCGGTCTGCGTATTCCCCGGGACCGAAGGGTTGTACGTCCAGATGATCGTGCGCCCAGCCGCGAGGTCTTCGTACCCGGCGTTCACCGGGTTCGTGATTGTGGGCGCATAGCAGATCGGGGTGACAACCCCGCCGACGACGATGGGCATTTAGCAGCCCGTCGCGAAGTAGGCGATCTGCACGCCGACCGAGACCTCGAGCCCGACCGATCCACCCGACACATTGGTGACCACGCACTCGGCGTGGAACCCGCTGACGGTGATGGATGACTTGGACAGGATCGGGTAGAGGAGCGCGCTGCCGTTGTCCCCCGACCCCACGATGAGGCCGGTGATCGCGTTAGGGAACGCGGTGGGGAAGGTGACCGCGGCGATGCCGCCAGACGTAGTGGTCACGGTGACGCTCTTGGACTTGAAAATCCAGTTTGGATGGGCCGGGACGGTGCCGGCCAGCACGTCGTAATCGCTGAAACCGATCGGGTTGGCGAGGTCTTGCGGCCAGGGATCGACCACGACGGTCTGCGTGGTGGCTACACCGCCCACGGTGAACGCGAGGTCGTAAGCCCCCGGCGCTGTGTAAAAAGTGAGATTACCCAGCCCATCGGTGCTGATCGGGTTCGTGGTGGTGGTGACCGAGGTGTGATCGGTGTAGAGGGTGGCCAGCGTCGTGGTCCCCGAGACATAGACCGTGACAGGTGTGGACGTGACCGGCACCCCCAGGACACTGATGATGGCCTCGGCGCCGAAGCGGCCGGAAGAAGGGAAACCCATGACTATCCTTTCGAGCGGACAAGGGCCCGCTCACGTTCGGTGATGGAATCGGCTTTGACGCCGGGGTGGTAGTTGAAGTCCCGCACGGACCGGCGGAAGGCGTTTTTGGCCTCGGGTGTCAGTTCCGCTTCCCACCACGCGTGGTGGCATGGAGGGCAGAGCCATGGGGCGGTCTGTGCATGGGACGCGGTCGGGGTCAGCGGACCCCCGCAGATGGGACAGGTCATGCGGCCCTCGTTCCGGTGATGGCCCGGCGCAGCTGCGGGAGGACGGCAACAACGCCCGAGCGGGCAGACATTTCTGTGGCGAGCGGATTCGTGGCACCCCGAGCATCGACGTTGACGTTGACGGTCGTGCCGCCGGCACCCCCGTGGGCGAGCATGGCCCGGGACATGACGAATTCCCCGCCGTGGACCACGGCCAACTGGGGGGCGCCCACGGGTCCGAGAACCGGACCACCGTCATCGAAGTGGGGAATCTTGGGGATGGTCGGGAATAGCTTGCCGAGGAGGGGAATGCTCGGGTCGGCCGCGTTGAGGCCACCGATCACGGCGTTCATTCCGTCGATGAGGCCGTTGATGATGGCCTTGCCCGCCCCCACGAGCCAGGTCCCAGCCCCCGAGAAGGCCCCGCTGATGGCACTCTGGATAGCGGAGAACGCGTGGGGAATGCTCTTGGTCACGAAGTTGGCGATATCCGTGGTCACGGTGGTGAAGCCCGAGGCGAAGCCGTGGCGGATCGTGTCGAAGGCGTGGGGGATGCTGTTGGTGGCGAAGCTGCCAAGGTCGCTCGTGATGTTGTCGAACTGGTGGGCGATGCCGTGGCGGGCGATGTCCAGATCGTTCTCGGCGTCGTGACCCCACTGCATGATGTCCTTGTGGGCCTCGGTGGAGAACTTGTTGAAGTTGCCGAGCCAGTTGCTCATATCCCGCCAGCCATCGCCGACCCAATGATTGAAGTCAGTCGAATACTGGCTGTAGTACCCGAGCGCGGTGCCCACGAAGTTCTTGATGTCGCGGCCTACGGCGTCGAGGGGTCCGCCAATCTGGCGCTCGATCTTGGTCCACCCGGACACGTCCGGCGGAGCGAGGGCTTTCTTGAGTGCGGCGATCTGCGCCGGGGTGGGCCCGGGAAGGTTGGTCTCCCCGGGTAGGCGGCGCTGTCCGCCCAGCGCGGTTCCGGCGACCGTACCGGGAGTCGGGTGCCCTTGGAGATAGTGGACGGCCTGTGCCGGGGTCTCGTCGGGATTGCCGGTGGCCCAGGCCGCCGCCTGGAGGCCGGTGTACGCAGCGCCGATCTGCCCAGGGCCCAGGCCCCGGAGCGCTGCCTGCTGGAGCGCCGCGTTCTCGGCAGGGGTGCGCTTTCCGGGGGCGGTCAACTCGCCGGCGAACGCCTGATCGACGTTCTGCGAAGACATGGGGCTGAGGTTGAGCTTCTGTGCGCTGCTGATGGCGGTGATGCCGTAGCCCACGGCCAGGACTGCCGCGGCCAGGAGCGCCCACGGGCCGAGGGCTACGGCAGCGAGAGACGCGAGACCGATACCCAGCGCGGTGAAGTAGTCAGGTGGGATGGCGCCAATGGCTGTGGCCAGGCCGCTGAAGGCCGGCGTCAGGAACTTCATCATGTTCAGGCCGATGGGAGCGAGGCCCTCGCCGACGCCCTTGAGGCTGGCGAAGATGGTGGCCCCGATGGAACCCACGAAGTTGAACGCCTGGGTCATGCCGGCGATGAAGGCGGGGCTGAGGGTCGCATGGGCGAGGAAGTTGTCCAGCTTCCCCGACACCCGATCGAACCAGCCGCCGACCGCCTGGGCAGCCGGGCCCCCGAACAGGGTCAGGAACCCACCGAAGGCCCCGGTCATGTTCGATACGAACTTGCCGAACTCGGACATGATCGGGCCAACGTCCGTGGTCATGGAGGCCATGAAGGACGAGAAGCCACCGGAGGACATGCCGCGGTCCACCGAGCCGAAGAAGCCCTGGAGATTGGTCGCCGCCGTCTTCCAGAACGGGGCGATGATCGGCAGCATCTTCCCCGCCGAATCGAGGAACTCCAGGATGCTAGGGTTCACCTGGGTCTCGAGCGGCTGGATGAAGTCCTTGGCGCCTGTGATGAGGTTGCCGATCGAGTTGCCCACGGCGATGTTGCCCGACGACAGGCCAGCAGTGGAGGTGCCCGACTTCTGATCGCTGTAGGCGGAATAGCCGTGGTAGAGGTCCAGGATGCCCGGGACCAGGCCAGCCAGGAGGCCACCAATGCCGATGCTCGTCCCAGCGATCGCCCCGCCGGTCGCGGCGCCAACAGCGCCCAGCACGGGGACGATGAGGGGGGCGGCGAGCAGGCCGCTGGCGACGGGGGTGGAGATTCCGCTGACGGCCGAGAAGGCCGAGCCAGCGCCGCCTACGATCGAGTTGCCGATCCCCCCGAGGAACCCGCCGATCCCGCCACCGCCCGAGGTGGAGGACTTGGCCTCATCCAGAATGGACTTCGACATGGCATCGGTGAAGTCCTTGCCGACATCGACGCCCATCTTCTTCGCGGCCTTGCTGATGTCGTCGGCGATGCCCGACTTGCCCGAGAAGATGGCGCCCCAAGCCGAGGAGGGGCCGATCGAACCGTCCTGGATGCCCTTGAAGATTGACGCCTGAGCGTCGGAGACTGCCTTGGACGAGACACCCTTCCACTGGGCGGCGAACTGCTCGGCCCAACTGGCATCGCTCCCGAGACCTTGGACTGCGCCCCCGAACGATCCGTAGACGTTGGCGCCGGGGGTCTCGCGCCCGTTCCAGAACCCCGAGTCGGTGCCCGTGAAGGGGCCGGGGATGATGTCCAGAGCGCCACCGGGCGTGCCGGAACCGAGTGCCGCCTGGCTCCCGAAGGCGTCCCGGGCCAGGGAGGCGAAGGTGGAGAACTGCCCCTTTTCCCCGCCAGCGATCTGATACATGGACGCGATCTGCGTAGCCTCGCCCGAGGTCAGGGAGTAGATGCCGTCCGACATCGCGGTGGCAAACGACTTCTCCGAGGGGAGGATGGCGCTGACCAGGGCAGCGGCAGAGGACCCGGGAGGGAGCGACCCGAAGATGTCCTGGTTGATGTTTCGGACGAGGGCCTTGGCATCGGCGGCCGACCACCCGAGGCTCTGGAGGCCACTGGCGAGCAGCCCGGGGGTATTGGCCCCGCCGTCGAACATCCCCGCCAAGAGCGGGCCCATGCTCCCGGCGCCCTTGAAGGAGTCATTGAGCAGTGCCCGACTGGCCAGTCCTGCCGCCTCAGCCTCGGCCAGGAGAGGGGCGGCGTCCAGTTCGGGAGTGATCGTCGGGTCGTGAAGCTCCCGCTTGACCGCCTCGTCGGTGGCCTTGGCCTCGGCGATGGCCGGCTCACCATCAGCGTCGATGTCGAAGGTGACGGGCTTCTTGGCCTCGTCCTTCTTGGCGGCGAGCTCGTCCAGCTTCTCGTCGGCGTCGTCGGTATTGGCCGTGACCTCGGTCTCTACCGGCTTGGCGAGGTCGTCCTTCTTCTCCTCGACCTCGTCCGCCTTCGCGTTGAAGTCATCGGTGTTGAGGTCAAGGTGGGCGGTGATCTTGCCGGCGTCGAATCCCATCAGGCACCCACCGTCACGCCGAGCGCGGCAAGGCCGTCAGGAGAGGTCGCGTCAACGAACTCATCAGGTTCGGCGTTGGGGTCGGCGAACTCGATCGCCAAGCCCTCCATGAGGACCCGCCTGTACCACCACGGTAGGGAGCGAACTTCATCGAATCCCATCTGAAAGCGCCTGCGGAAGACGTAGAGGATTCTGCGATCCTGCTCGTCGCCGGCGAGGGCTTCGTAGCGGTCCTCTAGTCTTTTGGGTCCCCGCCGCCGAGCTCCCCGTGCAGCCATGCAGTGAAAGCGGTCATGTAGCGGGGCGGGAGTGCGGTGAGCGCCTCGGCCGTGGGCGTGCCGTTGCACACAGCGATCACGAGGTCGCGCACCTTGTCGAAGGTTGCCGTTCCGGCGAACGCATCCATCGCCGTCGTGTCCCCGGCCTCGGCCGCCGTCGAGGCGGCGATGAGGGCCTTGCGGAACTCGAACATCCCGGTGAGGAAGTCCGAGAGCAGCACGGCCGAAGGCTCGGCCACAACACCCGCGCCCGGCCACGCCTCGGTGAAGCCCGGGGCCCCAGTGAAGTCGTAGGCGAGGGGTTCGACCTTGTCAGCGGCGACGAACCCTGCCATCAGGCGTGGGTGGCGGTCACGTCGGTGATGACGATGGACGAGAGCGGGCACACGGCGGTGAAGGTCGCCGGGTAGCTGCGGTTGGCCTTGGCCCGGGAGTAGGTGGTCTTCACCTTGCCGCCCGAAATCAGGTTCGGGACGTACACGAGTCGGGCCAGGCCGCTCGAGTTGACACCGACGAGGGCGATGGCGAAGGCGGTCAGGGCGTCGGCCAGGGTGAGGACGGTCTGCCCAGGAACTCCCGAGGAGGGGGCGATGGTGGTGATGGTCCCGCCGCCGTAGGCCGTCTGCATGTTGAGGACGGTGTCCTCGGCGAAGGCGATGTCGATGGTCAGGTCGGTGGTGTCCGGGACCACGAGGATCGGGGTGGACTGCTCCTCGACCATGATGTTCGTGGTCTTGCGGTCCACGTTGATCGTGACGCCCGATTCGGTGAAGCCGACCGCGGCCCACGGGGTGGTGGGGGTGGTCACGAGGCCGGTGGCCGAGGTGAAGACCGGGGAAGCGGTGTTCGCCGGGGCGATCCACGCCTGCGCGACTCCGACGATGACGTTGGCTGCGGTTCCCACGGGGCTACCTGCTCTCGATCGTCACGCCGCTGGCTGCCCCAGCGGCGATCACTTCACTTGCGGATGCGGCCGGGCCGGCGGTGCCTGCCTGGGTGATGCTCTCCCAGCCCTCAACGCCCGACACGAACTCGTCGGTGCGCCATGGGGCGGTGATGGCCAGCGTGGCGACGGGCGCCGTGCTGTCCGGTACGACGGGGGTCGGGACGGGGGTCGGGACGGGCACGTCGTTCGCTGCTGACTGGTCCAGCGGCTCGGGAGCCGCGACGGGTGCATCGGCACCGATCGCCGCATCGGCAGGGGGGACGAGAGTCACGGTGGGGAGAGTAGGAAAGCGATGATCGAGGAACCCGACACTTTCAAGTGGCCCCGGTCGGGGTCGTGACGAGGTAGGTGGCCATGTACGTCGTCCGGTTGCTCGTGTCCCGCATGAGGAACGTCGGACCACCGCTGTAGGGCTCGATGCTGATGACGTGGGTGCCGCCCATCGCGAGGCTGCCCTTCTGCTGGGCGATGAGGGTGTGAATGGCGATGGCCTCGGTCTCGGCCGCCGCGTCCGTGGCATCCCGGCAGCGGATGTGGAGCAGGTTGGTCTCGGTGGCGCCGTCCATCGTCGGAGGGGCGCCGGGGGAGAAGCTGGCCACGACCGCCTGGTCCGGGGTCGGGGGCATCCAGTTCGCCAGGAGGCCGGGGACGGACTCTGCGGTCAGCCAGGTCAGGAGGTCAGCGATGGGGAGCGCCATCAGGCCACTCCCCCGCCGAAGGACTCCACGATGGGGGGCGTGAGGTCGTGAGGCCGCCGAGGCTCACCGTTCGCGTGGATCACGTCCTCCTCCTTGCCGAGCTTCATGGCCTGCAACATGTCCTCGGGCGCCCGGGGGATGGCCGGGGGTCGGTCGTAGATGGTGACGCCCTCCCGGGTCACGGTCGGGTGGGCGCTGCCCCTGAGCAGCCAGAACTCGATCGGCGCCCGGACGGCGACCTCGGTGCTGATGTCCTCCACGTTGCGGATGAACACGGTGTCGAGGGGCTGGCGGTTGCCTATAGCGTCCGCCCACGATTGGGCAATAGGGGCGCCCAGCTGGTCCTCGTTGATCGTGTGGGTCAGGTAGCCCGCCTCGCCGCCCCGGGGGTGATCGAAGGTCGGCCCCGGCTTGCCCCGGGGCCCGTGGGACTCCTCGGTGGGGGTGATGACCCCTGTGTCGTCGCCCAGGTCGCCCCAGCCGTCGACGTAGCGGGCGTAGACCTGATCGACCTCCACGGTCCCTTTGACCGTCCCGTGACCGACCAGGACGCGGAGCTCGGCGAACCGCTCATCGAAGTCGTCGCTCATCGGGTCAGGCTCGAATAGCCCACTGTGGTGCCATCGGTGCCCACGAGCCCGTCGACCTGGATCACCTGCCGGCCGTTGAGCTTGTCCCCGATCGACGGAGCGACCAGGGTCATCACCTGCTCGGCGGTGGTGATTGCCTCGCCGGTAGGCAAGATCAGGTCGCGGTACTTGGGCACGACCCTGGCCTGGATGTTTGTCGGCGCGGCAAACGTCGCCTCTGAGCGCGCATTGGTGCCCGTCTTGGCTGCCCAGGACACCGTCTGCCTGAGCAGCGGGGTCAGGTCCATCAGCCGATGAGGCCCGAGGGGAACGCCTGCGTGTGGCCCTGACGCATCTGGAAGGGGGACAGGAGGGTCTCCTGGAGCCGGTCCAGCATGGCGGCGCCGGGCGTCGAGTCATAGTGGATCGACGCTCCGGTCACGCTCTCGGACGAGACCCCCCGAAGCAGGGGCAGCGTGACCATCCGGTACGCCTCGAGGCAGACCCAGTCGGCCACCTGATACGGGACGACGCCCTCATAGTCCAGGTAGAACGCACCGGGCATCTGCGAGGTGGACAAGATGGACGACGGCGAGACCGTGATGTTCGGGTAGCCGTACCGGAAGGTGCGCGGCCAGGAGCGGTCCTGGGTGGGATCGACCTTGACCCCGAAGAAGGGGCCTTCCTCATCGACAGCCATCGAGGCGGCGAGGACGTGACCGTTCGCCAGCGAGCAGGTCAGCCCGAACTCGGACGACAGCCGAGTCATGGCATCCGCGGCGGCGATGTACGGGCCGGCGGCGGTGTCAGTGGTGATGACCCCAGTGACAGCGCCCTGCTGGCTGGTCATGCCAGAGGCTTGACGGGCGCCCCAGCGGCGTAGAGGGCCTCACCGGGATGGGACCCGATCACGTCGCCCTTCGCGAAGCTGAGAAGCTGGGTCGCGACGTGGCTGGCGAAGTTGCGAAGCACCTCGAACTCACGCTCGATGATCGGCTCGGCGGCCTTCTCGGCGACAGCCGTGGCCTCCGCCACCGCCGGGTCCACGACGGACTCGACGGCAGCGGCCTTGGCGGTGGTGGCGGTGGTGGCCATGGAGCTCCTTGGGATCAGACGTGCTCGAGGACGACAGCCCGCTTGTAGGCGGCCCCGTCGCCGGTGTTGAGGTCGGTGCCCACGGTGTAGCCACCGATGAAGCTCCAGGTGCTCGACACGACCTGCCCGAGGCGGTCCAGCGGCGCACGCCATACCCGGGCGACCCCGCCGATCATGTCGATCTGCACGGTGGACCCGGCGTTGAGGCCGGCGAGCAGATCACCCATGTTCTCGAAGGGCGCCTTGATGAGGGGTCCGTCGCCGCACACGATCGGGCGGAAGACCTGGAGGCCAGCCAGGTTGGCGCCGGCGCCCACGGAGGCGGTGACGGCGGGCGTCACGTTGTTCAGGAACCAGTCGATCCCCACGAAGCGGCCCATGTACTCGGTGCCGCCGGCGACCGACAGGTTCGCGTAGGCCGGGGAGTCGAAGCGCCCCTGGTACACCTGGCGGAAGTTCGCGTCCTGGAACAGTTCGTTGACCGTCTGCGGTCCGATGTGGGCCTGGTAGGCGCCGTTCACGACCGGGACGTTCATGGACCGCAGACGGGTCACGGCCGACTCGAACAGGGCCAGGGTAGCCACGTCGCCCGAGACCAGCTGATTGCTCGACAGGCGAGCGTTCGGCCGGTACTGCACCGGGGCAACCGAGGAGACCACGGCAGCACCGGAAGCGACGGTCGCCGACGCCGACAGGGTGATGGTGTCGGTGGCATGTCCGGCGGTGACGGTGGCGCCCGTGCAGGACAGGGCAACCCCACCGATGGTCACGGGCAGCGGGGTCGAACCCGAGGTGGCGACCAGCTGGATCGACGGGGAGCCGAGCACGCCGTTGACCGTGGAGGTGGTGGACTGGGTGATCGGGGCGAACAGGAACCCGGAGGCGTCGGCGACCGGGATGGTGGCCGAGGTCACGCCCGAGGTGGCGAACGTGGTCCCCTCACCGTAGGCCCCGTAGAGGGTGGACTGCGCGAGCAGGTTGAGCGACTCGGCCGCGTGGATGCCGAGAATCTTGTTGTCCTCGGCGAACTTCGAGGCCATGGCCTGCGCCGACACGGCGAGGTTGGTGTCGATCGACCGACCGTACTGGTCCATCTTCACGCTGTACTGCTCGAAGGGGTAGGTGTCGGCGGTGGCGTCGGCGCCGGTGATCGCGGTGGCGTAGGGGGTCATCAGACCGGCCCGGGTGAAAATCGACTGGGAACCGAGCGCCGAAGCCCAGGGCTTGAGGTCGGCGAGCGAGTCGTACAGGAACGTCGGCAGGAGCGCGTCCTGGAAGATGCCATCCAGAAGTCCGTTCTGGACGATTTCGGCAACTGAGGGGGGGAGTGCGTCGCGGAAGGACATGGGTTGTGGCCTCTTTCAGGGGCTAGAGCTTGACGCCGAGTGCGAGTGCTGCCTGCTTGAGCTCGTCCCTGGATGCACTGCGGAAGTCGACTTCCCCGCCGGCCCCGCCGCCCTGGTTCGCATCGACGGCTCCCGGCGCCTGCTTCCCGAACCACTCGGGACTCAGGGCCTTCACGCCCTCGATGACCTCCGGGATGCCGGTGACATCGGTTCCGTCCACAACGAGGCCGGTGGTGTCAGCCAGCTTCATCGCTGCGTCGATGCGCTCGGGAGTGATCCCTGCATCGCGCAACGCACCTTTGAGCTCGGTCCTGGCCAACAGTTCGGTCGAGCGTTTCCGCTCGGCCTCTGCGTCGGCCTCGGCCTTGGTCGCTCGTTCGGTGAGCCGCTCGACTTCCGTCTTCGCTGCGTCATCCGCTGCCTTGGCTGCCTCGATGGCTGCCTTGGCTGCGTCCAGGTCCGTGACCCCCAGCGACTCCAGAAGCTCCTTCGTGGCGGAGGACTTGGCCGATGTCCGGGCTTCCCCGACCAGTCGGTTCACGTCTTCCTGCGAGAGCTTCTTGTCCCCGGCCTCGGCGGCAGCCTTGGCTTTTGCCTCAGCTTCGAGGCGATCAGCCTCAGCCTTGGCGGCGACTTCTTCTGCTGTGGGTTCCGGCACGCTTCCTCATTCCCCTCGATTACCCGTCGAGTGCGGTCGGAGAGGACGGTAGGAAAAGCGCGGAGGATGAACCCGACACTTTCGGTCGGACAGTCAGATCGAAGCCATGAGCGGCGCACCGGGAACGGCGGGGCCGGCACTGCAACGGCAACGGTTGTGGACCGCACCAGGCCATCCGATGACCGGCATCCTGTCGGCGCGAAAGTTCATGCCGTTGGCTTGGGCGCACTCGAAGGTGGTGCGAGCATCCATGACCGCCCGCCAGTTGAGGAGGGTCGCCGCCTCGGCCTTCTCGCGGTCCCCATTGAGCCGAGCCGCCATGTCCTGCAACGCCGCTGCCCGCATCCTGCGCTCCTCGGCAGCCATGTGGAGCTCGAAGTACCGCTCCTCTGCGCGTTGGGCGCTCTCGACCGTCTGAGCGGCACGGGTGGTGCCGAAGGGTACGTCCAGGGCCTCGAGCAGGCGGTCGGCCGCGGCGATCAGGTACATGGCCCGCCACGCGGCGGCGTGCTCTATCTCCTGGACCTGGCAAGGACCCTCGGGGACACCGAGACTGCCGGTCCCCGGCAGGGGGGACGAGGACATGGTGGCGAGCCAGGAGGCGAGGTCGTAGCCCAGCCCGAACTCGGTCAGGAGGTTCCGCACGGTCAAGAGGAGGATGTAGCCGCCCCCGCCGGCGGTGAACGCCGCAGCGAGGGCCAGGAGAATCTCCTGGTCCCGCTTCTTCTGCTGGGCGGTCTGCGCCATCAGACGGGCGTGACCTCGTCATCCACGCCATCGCCCGCCTTGCCGCCCCGGGCGATGATGTCCCGGGCCCGGCCGGGCATCGGTCCGATGCCGGTCCCCATGCCGGCGGCGGGGGTGAGCGCCATCGCGTCGTTGATCGCGTCCACCTCGGCGTTGATTTCCTCGGGGGACCATGTCGGGTGGACCGTCTTGACCAGCACCTCGGTCGAAGCGGCCATGGCCTGACGCAGAAACATTACCTCTTGTGCGCCATCCAGCGGGTCGTTCGGGAGGCCGTCGCCTAGTTCGATGCCCGGGAGGCAGTCGGCGACGTGCTCGGTCCCGGTCTGGAGGGCGGTGGCGGTGGCGACAGCCCAGCCGAG